AGGGAACACCTAAATGGGTCTGGTTCTTACCTGTTCTCACCCCTGTTCCCACTACTGGGAACGGCTAAAACCTCTGCAATCACTATCTTATATATATATGTTCTCTATGTTCTCTATGTTATATATATAAATATAATAATAGGTATATTAGGGGTATATATAGGGTTAGGTAAGTCTTAAGCATTTCTGAGAACACATGGGAACGTGGGAACACCTTGTAATCTTAAATGAGTCTCAAATTACACAAATATCATATTTCCTCTTTTGCGTGTAACATTTACTTAAGTCAACACTTTTATGGCTCGCATAACTAAAGCTGAAAAAGAAACAAGAGTAAATAAGTTTGCTGAAATAATTGCAAAGGGTGGTCGTAGATCAGATTGCGTTGCTTATGCTGCAAAGAATTGGGGGGTCAGTGGTTCTGCCTGTGACCCTTACTTAGCCGATGCTAGAGATAAATTAAAGGCTGATTTTGATTTAGAAAGACCTCAAATGGTCGCAGAGCTTTTAAATCAATGTGCAACCTTACAAGTTGAAGCTAGAGAAAAAGGACATTTGCATATTGCTTTAGGTGCTATCAACACAGCAGCCCGATTAGCACAGATTGTGTCGTGAGTATTTTAGATACAGCAAAAGCTGGGAATGTTTTATATGAAGTAGGTTCATATAATCTTCCAACCACACATCAAACAATAGAAAGAATTTATCAAGATTTACTTCCTCATCAAGAAAAATTTTGTAGAGATATTGACCATAGAAAACTTGCTTTAGTTTGTGGATTTGGTGCTGGTAAAACTTACGCTCTTTGTTCAAAGGCTGTAATGCTTGCCTGTATGAACATCGGTTATGTATCTGCTGTTTTTCAGCCAACAAATGCCATGTTGAGAGACATTTTAATTCGCACATTTAACGAATTATTAGATCAATGGCAAATACCTTACACCTTTAGAGCTTCACCTTTACCTGAGTACCAACTTTCTTGGGAGGAGGGAACACATACGATCTTATTAAGGACGATGCTTACATATCAACGTATCCGAGGCCAAAACTTATGTGCGTGTGGATTTGATGAGGCAGATACTATCCCAAAACGCGATGCAGAATCCGCTATGAATATGGCACTTGCAAGACTTAGATCTGGAAATATTCAGCAGTTTTATGCAACAACAACTCCAGAAGGACATGGCTGGGCATTTGAAACATTTGAAAAAAATAAAAAATCTGATACTGCTTTGATACAAGCCAAAACGGCTGATAATCCTTATCTTCCAGATACCTTTATTCCGTCTTTATATGAGAATTATCCACCGCAGTTAATAAAAGCCTACTTGCTTGGTCAATGGGTCAACCTCACAAGCGGCCAAGTTTATAATAGGTTCTCCAGAGAAGATCATGTTATAGATAAAATCCCATTTGATACAAAGATGGAAACTCTTTTGTGCGGAGTTGATTTTAATGTTATGAATTGCAACTGTGTTGTAGGTGTTAGGGATGGTGAAAAGCTAGTGATTATAGATGAAATCAGTAAACAAAAAGATACTGATGCTTTGGCACAAGAGATAAAAAGACGCTACCCTTCAAACAGAATATTAGTTTATCCAGACGCAAGTGGTTCAGCACGTTCAA